CATATTACATGCGGTTGTTCCCTTTTGTAAACAGGCTTAAGAAGGTGAGGTGAATGCAGGGGTACATTAAGGATTACCGACAAGAACTGAAATCTGACATATGGTTAATGCCGCCCCTGTATCACCGGGTGTGGCAGTACCTAAAATACATGGCCAATCACCAGGACAATGAAATTCCGCTTACGGATGGAACGCGGCTTTCTATCCAAAGAGGTCAGCATATGACATCCGTTCGGAGTATTGCAACAGGTGTCGGTTGGTATGAGGGGCGTTTATGGAAGGAACCCAACCCAAAATCAGTTTCAGTGGTGTTGGACTGGCTGGTCAAAAACGGAATGATTCATATTGAACGGGGAAAAAGAAACAGGCAGTATACGCTTATCACCATTTTGAATTACGAGATTTACCAAGAGAATGAGGAAAAAGATATTGCGAAGCCCTTAAATGATCTGGCTCCTCAGAAAAAGAGCAAGAAAAAGATATACCCAGAAGACAGCACCTACTTCAAAATGGCGCAGTATTTTTACAACCGGGTTTCTGCTGTTGCAGAAGCCGAAGGGTTGCGGCATTTAGTTTTGAAAGCAGACCTTCAAAAATGGGCGGACGAATTCCGGAAGATTGTGGAGATTGACAAGATAGATAAAAAGCTTGCAAAAGAAGTCATGGACTGGGTTACTGAGGATTCATTCTGGAAGACTAATATACTCAGTGCAAAGAAATTGAGAGATAAATTCAGCGACCTGGCTATAAAGATGCGATCTAATAAAGGTAGACAACAGCCAGTCAAAATGAGCAAAGATAAACAGCTAGAAATAGCAAAAGAAGAAGCGTTCAGGGAGTGGATAGCAGATGGAAATGACCCAGCAGATTTCACTTTCCACTGAGGGAAATATCCTTGCGGAGCAATCTGTTCTCGGTGCCATTTTAATAGATTCAGGGCGTATTGATGACATCCGCTTTTTGGAGCCGCGAGATTTTAGCCAAGAACAACACGAGCTGATTTGGAAAGTGGCTCTTTATCTGGATGGCATCGATAAGCCCGTCAATGTACTCAGCGTGACAGAAATATTCACCCGGAGGAAAAGGCTCCACGAGATAGGCGGAGTAGAATATCTCTCCCAGCTCGTAGCAGCTTGCGCCAGTACGTCAAAGGCAGCCGTTGTAAACTCTGCTCAGATTGTCAGGAAGAACGGTCATAGAAAGAGACTCATAGAGCTTTCTGATGAGATCAGAGAGGTGGCATCAGGAGAGCATGATTCAGATGAAGACATGTTTTCCGCCGTAGAAGACTTGGTGACGAATATCCGCCCTCAAGAGTCTGGGGAGATGAAATCCATGTCGGATACCCGAGAGGACTACCGGAAGCATCTGAAAAGTAAGGCAGAAAAGATTTATTCCGGCTTTAAACAGTTTGACGAATGGGCAATGCTCTGGCGGGGTTGGCTCTATATCCTTGCAGGGAGGCCTTCGGTCGGGAAAACAGCAAAGGCATTACAACTTGCCTACGGTGTTGCAAAAAACAATCCAGATGGTGGGTGTGTCCTCTTTTTCAGCCAAGAAATGGGTGCGAATGAACTCAAAGATCGCTTGGTTTCTAACATATCCGGAGTCAATTACATCCGCTTGACTCAGAAAAAAGAGGAGCTTACTGACAAGGAATGGGAACGAGTGGAAAAAGCCCTTGATACGCTCGATAAGCTCCCCATCTATATCCAAGACAAAGCATCAGTGACCATTGAGGAAGTTCAAGCAACGGTTCGCCGATTCAAAAAGAGGCATGGAAAAGTGGCGGCTGTGTTCGTGGACTATTTGCAGATTATGAAAATTTCACAGAAGAAAAACCAAAACAGAGCAGAAGCTATAGGAAACGTTACATCTGCGGCCAAACAAATGGCACGAAAATATAAATTTTGTTTTGTTATGCTCTCCCAAATGACCAGAGAGAGTGAAAAAAGAGAGGAACCAATGCTTTCCGATCTCAAGGAGTCAGGCTCAATCGAACAAGATGCCGATGTCGTGGAATTCCTTTGGCATAACGGGGAGAAGGAAAACAATACAAAAGTTATCCGTTCCTACTTTGCCAAAGGTAGAAATGTCGGGGAGAACAGGTTTAAGTACAAGTTTGAGTGGTGGGTACAAAGATACGTGGAGCTTCCTAAAAAGGCGGAATGACCATGGGGAAAAGGATTGAAAACGAGGAGCAGTATCAGAACTCCTTAAAGTGGCTTGTTTCCAAGAGCTTAGAGATTGAAGATCCATTGCTGGACGAAGAAACAAGAAAAAAGATGCTGCAAACCTACGACTTTGTAAGTCAGCGTGTCATAGAGTATCGGCGTGGTGAACTGGCAAAGATGTATCCGGGGCTACACGCTATATATAAACAGCTCGGCTGGAACTATGTTGGTTCGCCAGAGCCTGAACAGAAACAACCAGAAGCACCAAAGAAAAAGAAGAATTTGGATTTCTTCTTTGATGATTAGGGAGGGGACAATGAGAAAACTGAGCCTCTTCAGTGGAATAGGCGGGATAGATCTCGCCGCTAAATGGACAGGCATTGAAACAGTTGCTTTTTGTGAAAAAGAATCTTTCCCACAACAAGTATTACGCAAGCATTGGCCTGACATTCCTATATATGACGATGTATGTGCACTCACACGGGAGGTTTTAGAACAAGATGGAATCATCACAAGGAATCGAACAATTGACCTTATTTCCGCGGGATACCCTTGCCAACCTTTCAGTAATGCCGGGAAGCGAAAAGGCAAGGAAGATGACCGTCACCTCTGGCCAGAAGTTGCTCGAATCTTACAGGAAATCCGGCCCAATTGGTTCCTTGGTGAGAATGTTGCTGGGCACATATCTCTGGGGCTCGATGACGTGTTATCTGACCTGGAAAGCATCGGTTACGACACGCAAGCAATTATTATTCCGGCTTGTGCCGTCGGTGCCCCGCACAGAAGGGACAGAGTCTTCATTTTGGGGTACACCGAGTGCATCAGATGCAGTGGGAAGTCACGGGGGAGGACAAGGGAAGTCTCTTCGTACAGATATAGCAAATTGGAAAAAAGGCCTATGGGCTACACCGACCGCATCAGAGACTACAGCGAAGGAAAAAATCGAATTAACCGAAACAGGAAGACGAAAATGCTTGAACGGGAGCAGTCACAGTCTAGATTTGGCAACAATGGTGAAAATGTGGCCTACTCCAGCGGCACAGGATGCGAAGAATTGTACGCTTCCTCCTTCTCAGATAAGCAGGGATACAGTACCTGGAGCAATGCTCAGAGATGGACAGAAGGGACAACTAAATCCAGAGTGGGTGGAGTGCTTGATGGGCTTTCCGATTGGCTGGACAGATATAAATGGCCTGCAGGATTAGGACAAGAACAATACGATTGGGAACCTGCACGGATAGAAACTAGCGTTCAGAACAGAGTTGGAAGGATAAAGGCTTTAGGGAATGCCGTGAATCCGGTTCAAGTTTATCCGATCTTGGCGGCAATAAAAGCAATAAATGATCAAATATAAGGAGAGTAAAAAAATGAAAATAAAATATAGACTCAGCATCGGGTACCCAGGTGCCTGCCAAGAAGACGAAATTGAAATTGATGATAAGGAATTGGAAGGACTCACACCAGAAGAGGCCGAGGGCAGAATCTGTGAGATTGTCGAGGAATATGTTCAGGATTTTATCTCTCTATCATGGGAGGAAGTAGAAGAGTAAAGGAGAGGGCACCAGCCTTGTTCTTTGAGATTTTGGTGAGATTTTTTTGACACTTTTTTGAGAGTTTGGATAGTGGCCAAAGTGCTATCCTTTTCCTAGGAGGTACAGAGGATGAATAAATGTGAATATCCAGGATGCAAAAAGACAGCACAAGAAACGTTTGCACTGGTTCCCCTTTGCAAATGGCACTGCGATGCCATCAAGGAAGAGACCCAGTTGTATTACGGCAACCTTAGCCCAAAATACAAAATCCATCGGCCTATGTATTGCAAGATTGCTAGGTTAATTCCATGGAGCCAGGTAAGCCGAAAAGAGGTGAATCTATGAGATTCGTGGGGATTGACCCTTCGACCAAGACCGGATTTGTTGCACTGGACCAGTTGGGAAAGGTGTCAAAAGCAAAGGAATTGACGGGCATTAATAAATCCGATTCTATCAGGATAATCACTTTGGTTGATGAGATTATGGATCACATTCAGCCAGGAGACCGGGTATTTATAGAAGGATTTGCCCATGCAGCCAAGGGGAACTATGTGAGTCAAATGTTCGGAATCGGTTGGGGAATTAGAACGGCGCTTACACGGCGGAAAGTCCCATACACCGAAGTAACGCCTTCCCAACTCAAGAAGTTTGCAACTGGAAAAGGGAATGCCAAAAAAGAGGATTTAATCCTCCCTATATATCAGGACTGGGGATTTGAAAACAGCAGCGATAATGTCAGAGACGCTTTCATCCTAGCTCATATAGCGTATGAAACACATCTTTTAAAAAATGGATTTTGCTCCGCTGTCGGTATTGATATTTACCCATACCGAAAAAAGATCATTAACGAGATTCTAAATTCTCCCGAAAAGAAAAAACGGAGGAAGGTGGCGAGATGAAAACCTGCCTCGAAGATTAAACGCCTCTATAACGTTGTATTTGCCCGTTTA